CTTTTTCAAGATATTCTCAAAACTCAATGTGTATTAAAAGGTATTATTACACCAGAAGATTGGGACGAAATCAAAGAAAATATCATTTATGATTTTAACGATGATAATCATTTCTTTGAACTCAAAGATGCAGAACTTTTAGAATCTAGAATTAATCAACTCAATACAGTTACAGAATATGTTGGTACTTATTTTTCAGTAGAATGGGTACGAAAAAATATTCTAAAACAAACTCAAGATGAGATTGATACTATTGATAGTCAGATAGAAAAAGAAAAAGCATCTGGTGAGGTTGACCAAGAAGCTGGTATGAACATGGGTGGTCCAAATGGTGGATTTGGTAGTGCTGGTAGTTCACAAGAACCAGAAGAACCAGACTATGAAGATGATGAAATGGACTACGAGGATGACGAAGAAGAAAAATAATTTCTAAAGTTCATTTATTTATAAATATTAGATAAACTATAAAGGAGAGTTATTATGGCAACAACTAGAGATATTGTTACTGCTGTTGCAACAGGTGATTTAAATAAAGCTAATGACGCATTTGATGCAGTCATGCAAGCAAAACGAGATGATGCTTGGGCCAACGCAAAGTTAGACGTTGCTCGTACAGCATTTGATACTCCTGTAGAAGAACCTGAAACAGAGGAAGAGTAATGAAACTAATATCTGAACACGTTGATAATGTAGAGTATCTGATTGAAGATTCAAAAAGTGGCTCTAAGAATTATCACATCAAAGGTGTGTTCATGCAGGCAGAGATGAAAAATCGCAATGGGCGTATGTATCCTAAGTCTGTTTTGGAAAACGAAGTAAATCGTTACAATAAAGAATATGTAAATCAAAAAAGAGCCTTTGGTGAATTGGGTCATCCAGATGGTCCAACAGTAAATCTCGAAAGAGTATCACATCTAATTACAAAGCTTTATCCAGATGGTAATAATTTTATCGGTGAAGCAAAAATTATGGATACACCTTACGGGAAAATTGTAAAGAATCTTATTGATGAGGGTGCCAAGCTTGGTGTGTCATCAAGAGGTATGGGTTCGTTAGAACCTAAAAGTGGTATGCAGGTAGTCAAAGATGATTTTTATCTTGCTACTGCGGCCGATATCGTTGCAGATCCTTCAGCTCCTAACGCTTTCGTAGAAGGTGTTATGGAAGGTAAAGAGTGGGTCTGGGACAATGGCATTATCAAAGAAATGGATATTGAGTCATATCGTAAAGAATTAGATCGGAAATACGCAAAAAGAGAGGCTATGATTGAAAATCAGGTCAAAGTTTTTAAAGATTTCTTGTCTAAAATTTAAATATGATAAATAACTAATATTACGAAACAAATAGGGAGTTATCCAACAATGACAGATATCAACACAGAGCTAGAGCAAATCGCTGACGAGACATTCGTTGACGAAGTGCAACTAGACGAAGTAGCTGCAGATGCCCCCAAGAAAGGTGCTGCACCAGCTGAGAAAGGCGGTAGGCTAGAAGGCGAAGTGCAGGACATGGGCGCTGCTGTTGTGTCTCCCGATGCTACTACTGATCCTGGTAAAGAGGCCAGCAAGAAAGTTGCTAAAGCATCTCCTCCAAAGACAAAGCCATCTGATGCATCAGCAAAGATGGAAGAAGTCGAGGAAGATGAAGAAGTAGAAGTTGTTGCTGAAGCTGAAGAGCCAGAAGCAGAAGTGGTAGAGGAAGAGTCGATTGAGGATCGTGTTTCAGCTATGGATCTTTCTGATGACGTTAATGCTTTGACTGAAGGCGACGAGCTTTCGGAAGAGTTTAAGAAAAAGGCCGCTACAGTTTTTGAAGCAGCTATTCGTATGAAACTCAAAGAAGAACTAACTCATCTAGAAGAAAAGTATGCAACGAAACTTGCAACTGAAATCGAAGAAGCACAAGAAGAAATGGCTGAGAAAGTCGATGACTATCTCAACTATGTCGTAGAAGAATGGATGAAGAAGAATGAGGTTGCTGTTGAGCACAAGCTTAAATCAGAAATCGCAGAAGGCTTCATCAAAGGTCTTAAAGGTCTATTTGAAGAAAACAACATTTCTGTTCCTGATGAGCAGTTTGATATGCTTGATGCAGCCGCCGAGAAGGTTGCTGAACTTGAAGGCAAGTTGAACGAAGCTCTAGAGCAGAACGTTGAGCTCACAAAAGTCAATGACGAACTTAAACGTACTGACATTCTACTCGACGTTGCTTCTGATCTAGCTGATACAGAAGTAGAAAAATTTGCCGGTCTAACTGAAAGCGTTGTCTATGAGAACGAGGAAGACTTTCGTGAGAAAGTTACCACAATCAAAGAGTCATACTTTCCTAAGGCTAAAGCAAAAACAAGTGATGATACGGCAGCGCCAGTCACAGAAGGAAATGATGTAGAAGTTTCCGACGCAATGGCTGTTTATATGTCCGCTATTTCACGATCACACCTCCGTGGAAAAGCGGAAGCATAATTTTACACACCAAAAAGGGAGAAATAAAAAATGTTTCAAACGGAACAACTACAGGAGAAGTGGCAGCCAGTACTAGGCCATCCTGATCTTCCCGAGATCAAAGATAGCTATCGTCGGGCAGTCACTACAGTAATCCTGGAAAACCAAGAGCGTGCAATGCGAGAAGACGCAGCTTTTCTTGCAGAGACAGCTCCAACCAACTCAACAGGTTCGGCCGTTGCAAATTGGGATCCAATCCTAATTTCGCTCGTTCGCCGTGCAATGCCTTCTCTAATTGCTTATGATATCGCTGGCGTTCAGCCAATGACAGGCCCCACAGGTCTTATCTTCGCAATGAAGGCTCGTTACACCTCACAGTCCGGCACTGAAGCTCTATTCAATGAGGCCGATACCGCATTCTCCGGTACAGGTACTCATACGGGCACAGACGTACTCAAGGCTCTAACAACAACTAACTTCGGTACCGGTACAGGTATGTCAACAGCAGCTGCTGAAGCCCTAGGCGACAGTGCTTCTAATGCCTTCGCCGAGATGGCATTCAGCATTGAGAAAGCAACCGTAACTGCAAAGTCACGTGCTCTTAAAGCTGAATACACAATGGAACTTGCTCAGGACCTCAAGGCCATTCATGGTCTAGATGCTGAGACAGAACTTGCTAACATTCTAAGTTCTGAGATCCTTGCTGAAATCAACCGTGAAGTAGTCCGTACGATCTATCGCAATGCCAAGACTGGTGCCGCACAAGACACCACAAACTCTGGTATTTTTGATCTTAATACAGACTCCAACGGTCGTTGGTCTGTTGAGAAGTTCAAAGGTCTTATGTTCGCAATCGAGCGTGATGCTAACGTAATTGCTCGTGACACTCGTCGTGGTAAAGGTAACATCATCCTTTGCTCCGCTGATGTTGCTTCTGCTCTTACAATGGCAGGCCTTCTTGACTACACTTCAGGTCTATCAGATAACCTCAACGTTGACTCCACAGGCAACACATTCGCTGGTACATTGAATGGTCGCTTCAAAGTCTATGTTGATCCTTACATGAACATGGGTGTTCCTTACACAGGTTCAGGTGCTTCTGCTAACCAATACTATGTTGTTGGTTATAAGGGTACTTCCCCATATGACGCAGGTCTTTTCTACTGCCCATACGTCCCACTACAGATGGTTCGTGCAGTAGGTGAGAACAGCTTCCAGCCAAAGATCGGCTTCAAGACACGTTATGGTCTACAAGTCAATCCTTTCGCTGAGAGTTCTGCTCAGACATCTGGTTCCGGCGCAGTTGACAGCAACGTCTACTACCGTCGTGTCCAGGTTGCCAACCTCATGTAAGATTGGTAAAGAAATATTCCATAATATTATTATACTAATAAGTGGAAAATTCGAGGACCCCCACTTCGGTGGGGGTCTTTTTTTATGTCCAGAAAATGATAAATAGTTAAATAAAATTCTATGGAAAATAACTAATGGCGGCAACTGATATAAGAACAGGTGAGTATGGCGGCAGTACCAGCACAGTAGATTCTGGCACTACTAACGCTCTTGCTCGTCAACCAACTACGTTTGATTATTCTCAATCAAATCAATTTAGAATATATCTTCCAATTTTTCCTACAGCAGAATGGTTTGTTGTAAGAGCAAATATTCCTGGAGTAACTTTAGGCCAGGCAATACAACCAACACCCTTTAGCGACATTTCCATTGCGGGAGATAAAATTCAATATTCAGATTTTAGTATGACTTTTATAGTCGATGAAAAATTACAAAACTATATTGAAATGTATAATTGGGTAAAGAATATTGGATTTCCTTTCAGTAGATCAGAGTTTAATAAATTACCTAGACCTGATAATATCAACAGAGCTTCAAAAACAAAACCAGTATTAACATCGACGGGAGAAGCAAAAGTTCCTGTTAGTGATAAGAATTTATATACTGATATTAGATTAAGTATTTTAAGTAGTAAAAATAATCCATTGGTTAATGTTACCATCTATGAAGCTTTTCCTATTTCTTTAAGTAGCATTGAATATAATCAACAAGAATCTGATACCGATTATGCTACTTGTGAAGTTTCTTTTGCTTATACTTGGTTTGACGTTGAAGGTGTATAAATAGATCAAGAGGCAGTCATGTTTTCACAGGTCTAGGTTAGGGATCTTCTCACTAAGAATGGTGGAAGCATATTTAAGTTAAAAGGGTGTTAACCTCTGACTGCTTCGCTTTTATATTATGGATAATTTATGAATATTGAAACGCTTTATGAAGAAGTACAACGTGATTTAAAAATAGATGATACTGAACTTGATCTTGAGTCAATCCGAACTCCTCAAATTCATAACAAATATTTAAAATATTTCACACAACAGTCTTTGCAATATAAAAAGTTGCAGGACGATCACAAAGTTTTGTTTCGTAATAAGTGGGAATACTATACGGGCAAAGCTCCAGCAGAAGTTTATGCTGAGAAACCTTTTGACATAAAAGTTCTCAAGGCTGATGTAAGCATATATATGGATGCTGATGAAGAACTGCAACTACTTGGTCAAAGAATTGCATATACAAAACAGGTAGTAGAATACTTAGAAAGAATACTAAAGGAGATTAATAACAGAAACTGGAATATTCGCAATACTATAGAATGGAAAAAGTTTTTACACGGTGAATAAAAGTGTCTGTTCAAATTGAAAAATTTAATGAAGCCTATATTAGAATTAAATGTGAACCTTCTACGGCTCAAGAAATTTCAGAATTCTTTACGTTCGAAGTTCCAGGAGCAAAGTTTATGCCCACAGTCAGAAACAGATTGTGGGATGGGCGAGTCAGACTTTTTTCTCCTGGTACTGGTAAAATCTATTACGGACTATTACCATATGTCCAAAAGTTTCTCAAAGATCAAGGTTATCAAGTAGAACTTACTGATGACTTTGATAATGAAAAGGTAGATCCAAAGTTTACCTATCAGTTTGTTCGTTCAATTGAAAAGGGTAAGTTTAGAGCTAGAGATTATCAACTTAAAGCAATTCACAATATTATACAGAATCATCGTGGATTAATTCTTTCGCCTACAGGTTCTGGTAAGTCTTTTATCATTTATGCTCTTGTTAGATATTTTCTTCATCTGTTTGGACATGAAAAAATATTAATTGTTGTTCCAACTACAAGTCTAGTCGAACAAATGTATTCTGATTTTGCAGACTATGGTTGGTTTCCCGATGAGCATTGTCATAAACTTTATGCGGGTAGTGAAAAGAATACAAAAAAAGAAGTAATCATTTCCACTTGGCAATCTATCTATAAACTAGACAAAAGATATTTTAATCAATTTGGTGCCGTATTTGTTGATGAGGCTCATCTTGCAAAGGCAAAATCACTTACGGGTATTATGACTAAGCTTCACAACTGTAAACATCGTATTGGTCTTACAGGAACATTAGATGGCACTGAAGTTCATCGTCTTGTTTTGGAAGGTTTA